TACACTAGTACGGGGAAATAGATCTTCCATAGGTTTGAAGGGTGCTAAGTTACCAAAAGTTAAACTTGGGTCTGGGCTATATGCCTTTTCCTTAGGGTCCATCTTCATCCATGCAGCAAGGAGTGGGGCCTTCTCTTCACGCCAGTAATCAAAGTTAAATACAGATGGCTTCTCAACAACCTTACCCAAGCTAAACTTAGGTTGCATAATACCACCTGGGCGGTTGACTACTTTATCCTCCGCTATTGAAGCTTTTATTCTATTTGGATCTACTAGTGCCATATTTGTATTACCTATATATTTAGCGTCTGAACATAGCAGCAAGAACGGTGCCAGCAGCACCAGCAAGACCAGAGGAACGAGCTCCAGAAGAAGACATTTCAGCCGCAGTAATGGATGCATCAGCACTGATGTTAGCCACCGCAAGTTGTGTAGCACGATCTGCATTATTGTTAGCAGTCTGGAATACATAGCTCATAATGTCTCGCTCTTGTTGCAACAGGTTATTATAAGCTGTAGCTGTAAGACCATTAGCTGCAATAGCTTCATCACGGTTAGCTGCATTGATTGCTGCATTATTTGTGGTAGTAATAGTCTGTGCCCACTGTGTATTAGCTTGTTCAATAACTAATGAGTTGGTAGAGTTAAACTGTTCACGTTGATTATCAAGCTGTGAGTTAAACTGAGCAATAGTATTAGCCTCACCAGCATTGTATCGCTCCATAGCATTAGCTTGGTCTACATTAAACTGAGCTACAGTAGATGAAAGGCTAGAGAAGAATTGATTAGTTTGATTCTCAGATGTTGCATTGAATTGCTTAGCTGCATTGGTAGCAGCCGTGTCAGATAACAATGTGTTAACCATTGACTGAGCTTTAAATACAGATGTTTGTTGTTCTTTATCTAGGTTAGCCATGTCCATCTGTAAGAAAGATTGAGCATTCTGTACTGCAGCTTGTTGACGGTTATTAAGGTTAGTCATATCCATCTGTGACAAGGTAGCTGCATCAGCCATGATCTTACCATTCTTAGCTGTAAGATTAGTTAGATCAACAGTCTGAGCCATACGTGCATTCTCTAGTGCAATCTGTTGCTCAGCACTAAAGTTCATGTTAGCTATGTCAGCTACACGGGATGCATTAGCTACACGTGCTTGGAACTTCTGATCAAAGTCCATGCCTAAGAATTGAGCACGTTGCTGTGCACCAAACATGGCAGTAGCCTGACGGTTACTAAGGTTCTGCATTTCAAACCCAGCGTTAGTCTGAGCATCTTGCATAGCAATAGGTAGTGCTGATTCCATTGTAGATTGTATGATAGCCTGACCAGCCATAGAGGATGCACCTAAGCCACGTGAAGCTAGAGCAGCAGTAGCAGCCCTCATAGCACCAGCAGCCCAAGCAGGTGTCTTGTCACCCTCAAAGTCTTGCATCAAGCTAGTCAGTTGGCCTTGCACTGTACCTGCACTAGATGGTGCACCAGTAGCAGCCTCAAAGTTAACAGCTTTATCTACTGCAGCCATATCAACAGCAGAGCCAGAGATAAGCTCACCCTCTTGTACAGTACGTGCAGGTGGTGCTATAACTGTACGGGCTTGATCAATCTGTTCAACACTTAAGCCTAGCGCTGCAAGTTGATCTGGTGTCATAGTAGCAGCTTGTACTAAAGCATCTGGGCCTATCAAGCCTGTTGCAGCTTGGAGTTTATCTAGGGTGCCTTGTACCTCAGCAGAGGCAGCAGTAGGGGTAATAGTAGCAGCAGGTGTTACAGTAGGAGCAGCTACAGGTGCAGCAGTAGCAGCGGTAGTAACAGCAGCAGTAGGTGTAGTACTACTAAGTTGCCCTGTAGTAGGGTCAATCTTCTGATCTGCAGCAGATACGATATTAGATACATCAGCTTTAGTGGCTAACTGTGTAGGATCAGTAACAGCTTGTGTAGTAATCTCACCTGTGGTGGGCATGTTAAGTGTTTGATAGTTAGACTGTGCTGTGCTTAATCCGTATTGAGCTTGGGCTACCTTAGCTGATTGTGCATCAATAGCAGCCTTAGCTGTAGCCTGTGCTGCAGTATTAGTAGGGTCAATAGCTGCATAGTCTTGTTGTAACTTAGCTAGTATAGCTTGATTATCTGATACACCCTGTCTAGCAGTTTGTATCTCAGGTGTAATTGGTTTCTGTGCTGCTCTACTATTAGGGTCACTTGGGTCGGGCAGTTGTCCTGTTGGGATTAGGGAGCTAGGAGTCTCAGCATTAAACCCTAGATCAATACCACCACCAGGCATAGGCACTAGAGGTCCACCATCTTTTGGTAGTACAGCAGAAACAGGAACATTAGGGTCTTTAGCTACACCACCTGTAGGCAGAGCTCCACTATTAACAATGGAACCTGCTAGACCACCAAAGGCATAACCTGTAGTAGGTGTAGTCAACATGTCTAACCGCTTCTGTGCAGCCTGAGCATACTGTCCTAACTTAGCTTGTGCATTAGGGTTAGCTGCAAGAAAGGCTGACACCTCATCAGCTTGCATGGACTGACCAGGAAACCCAACCTTGTTTAATAGGATCAAGGCCTGATCATCTGTAAAACCTGAGAACTTCTTAGCCATGCTTATTAACCTTTATTGATTGTCATCCATACTGCACCCGATATAAATGTCAGGACTGCTACAGTAAGGAGCTTAATTGTTGTATTCCAAATGGACTTACGTGTATCACGCCATGCTTCAAGTAGGCTACGCATCTCACGTACATCTATTGCTGCATGCTCATCATGTAACCCTATGGCTGCCAATGCTTGAGTAGCACCACGTTTAGCTGCACGGTCTAGCATAGCTTCTAATTCATCGTGTGTCAAGGTTACTGGTGACATATTATATAGCCTTATGCTGAAGGTGCGACAGGCCAAGATACAGTACGTGGGAAGCCAGCTTGTTGTGGTATATCTAACAGAGCCTGACGATACGTAGCCCAAGCCGCCTGTGTTTCTGCAGACATAGAGGCCCAGCGCAGAGGGTTAGATACAGACCTATCTACCTTAGATGCAAGTAGGAAGTCACGCTCTGCACGAACCTCTATAGACTTCCATTCATTATACACCGCATCAGATGGTGCAACCCAAGCTCCGTTTGAATAGGTGTGCAAGTGAGATGGACGTTGCGTTACTTCAGTGGTTCCAATATCTGCTTCAATATCTGTAAGTGCCTCAAAGTAATCGCCGTTAGCGTTTATAAAGAATTTTGCCATTAACGTAACTCCACCCATTCTAATAATGAATTACTGCCCACATAATAATAATAGCTATTTGGAACAATAAATGAACCATAGTCCCAAGTGCCGCTGTCGCCATCCACATTTTGCCATGAAGTATAACTGCCAGTGGAAGGCCCAACAAGAACAGTATTACCTCCGCTTGGCCCAGTCCGTGAGAAAACAAATATAGGCTTACCAGTGGTATTTTGATACCAAGTATTAATACTCCTGCCGCCAGCCGCATACGATTGACTTTCACCTAACCCAAGCGGAACACTTACAGTTGCCGACCCAATCGCAGTGATGTGGCCGTAGGTATCAAGTGTAATGTCTTGGATAAATGTCGTGCCGCTATTATCCACGCTGGCTTGGCTTGATGTATCTGCGTGGCTAATAGTAATATTACCGCCAATAGCACCGCCACCAGTTAAACCACCACCCGCCGACACAGTTGTTGCATCATCAGCCTTAGCATCTAGTGCTGCCTGTAGCCCATCTACGTTAGATATAATATGAGCATGGCTATCATCTGCTATAGTAGCTGTGATACTTACATCAGCAGATCCATTAAAGGATGCACTACCAGATACATCACCAGCTAAGCTAATGGTACGTGCGGTAGCTAATGTTGTAGCTGTAGATGCATTTCCTACAACTGCACCTGTGTGTGTACCTGCTGAGTTTCCTGTAACATTACCTGTAAGGTTAGCCTCTACAGTAGCAGCTACAAATGTCTCACTACCAATAGTCCACTTATCTGCAGATTCATCCCATACAAGTGTCTTGTTAGTTGATGTACCACGTTCAACTTCAATACCTGAGTTCTGGCTAGGTGTACCTGCCTCATTGCTGTTAAGAAGAATAATGTTATCAGCTAGGTTGATAGTCTCAGTGTTAACCGTAGTAGTAGTACCTGATACAGTAAGGTTACCACTAATACTAGCATTACCTGTAGCTGTTATATCAGCAAAGGTTACGTTAGATGTAGTAGCTACAGCTTGACCTATAGCAATAGTGGGGGACCAGCCTTCACCTGCAGTACCTGTGATTGTAACACCTGTGCCACCTGTAGCACCAGCTACATAGTTACCTGTCGTGTCAGTACCAAGAGCTACAGAGTTAGGCTGTACAGTTAAGGCAATAGATACATTACCTAAGTTAGTCATAGTGCCAGACCCAGTTACATCACCAGTGAAGGTAAGTGTAGGGTCAGCAGTGTGTACTGTATTAATAGTAACATCACCCAAGTTAGTCATGGTAGCGTTACCAGTTACAGCACCTGTGATTGTAATGGTAGGATCATTAACATTAAAGTCTAATGTATTATCTGTATCATCATATGTTACAACAATACCTGACTCAGTATTGCCAGTTACCATAGCACCTACAGTATCACTAACATACTCAGCTAGTGTATCTGTACCAATGTTTAAGCCACCGTTAAGAGTAGTAGCACCAGTAACTACAAGTGTAGTGCCTACAGTAGCTGAGCTAGCTGCAGTTAATGCTGCACCAATGGTAGCTACACCTGTCGTAACGAGTGATGTGGAGTTAAGCTGACCTGATAAGTATGCATTCTTAAACTTAGCTGCTGCTGAACCTATATCAAGGGTAGCTGTAACTTTAGGTAGCACAGTAGTAGTGCTAACAACAAGGTCTTGCCCTGGACCCACCTTAGTGATAGGCGCACCAGCACCTACAGTACCATCATGAGTGTGGCCTGTAGTACTATTAAATGCACCCTCAACAGCATTGAACTCACTATCTAGGTCATCAGCATCAATGATACTGTTGTTAGAGATGTTGTTGGCTGTATCCTGTCTAGTATAACCTGCCATAATTTAGTCCTTATTGTCTATCATTTGTTGCGAACTCTAGGATAGCAGTATCCAATGAGAATGATGGGTTGATTGAGTTATCTTCATAACGTAATGCTACAGTCTTACCCGCACCGACTACAGTGTTACTATACACAGCATCAAATGCACCACCATAGTATGCTGAACCATACACAGCAGTACCGTAGAATGAAACACCAGTGCCTGTAGTAGTAATAGTATCTGTGATAGGTTGAATAACATCTACACCACGGAAACGCCCAAAGTCATACTTAACGTTTAGATCAAGTGCAATGTTACCGCTAGGCTCTAGGTATGTAGTTAGTCTATAGAATGTCTTACGTACTTGTGGATCAGTAACTGGCATGTAAGGTGATTCGTATATAGCTTGAATAGGTTCACCATCAAAGCTAGCCCCTACGTCCATCTGATATACATAACCTGTCTCATTACCAAACAGGATAGTCTCACTAGCTTCAGTGTACTTACTATCACAGCAGTATACTTTAAACCCTACAAGGCTAGCCCAAGCTATACTTTCAGCACCTTGGTCAGAGAACTTTGTAGCTAACAAACCTTTAGCTAGTGCTATTTGCTCAGATGAATTATATGAGAAGATACGGTATTGAGCCTTCTCACGTATAACAATAGATGCAAAGTTAGAGGAGCTATCACTAAATGCCTTAGCATCCTTAGCTATAGGGCTAGATGCAATGTTAAGTCCGAAGTCACCAATACGATCTGTAGCACTCAATAGCCGTAGGCCATCAGGTGCAAGATACATAATATCACCACCAACCTCTTGTATAGTACCTGAGTCTAAGCAACCAATGCTATCTGTAATAGGGCTTAACTGGAAGTCAGCAGATGTAGTACCTGTAAGGCGTTGTATCTTGTTAGTGCTAAAGATAATAAGCTGATCACGGAATACTACAAGGCCTGTAACATTGTAACCTACGTTAATAAGTCCACCACCGTTAGCAGCACTAAAGTCTGTGTCAGTAAGGGGTGCAGTAAAGTAAACTATGCTACCCTTAGAGAAGAATGCTGTACCTTTATATACAGCTACATGTTCAGCACCCTGTACTTCAGCAGGTGCAGTCATGTATGCTATAGTGTTAGTTACATCCTCAAAGATAGCTGGGAAGTTAACACCATCAACTATTAATGTCTTAGCTACACCTGTATATTTGTAATCTACAAACCTAGCTTTAGCGCCATTCAATGCTGCAGTAGCCTTAAGTGTCCAGCCTGTACCTGAGCTATGGTAGATCTTAGATACACCACCATCAGCACGGATAGCTAGAGCTTCACCTGCATTGATAACTTTAACACCAGTTAGGACACCTGAACCTGGTACTACATTAGCATCATACTTATCGTACCCTGCAATCTTCTTGTAGCCACCTTCTTTAGATGGCTCAAAGTTCTGTAGTACAGATGCAGACCCAACATTGTTTAACCCTTGTTGAAGGGGACTAATGTTAGATATAAGCCCACCTTTAAACTCAATGGGAAAGGTCTGCCAAGCTGTTGCCATTAGAAGTGAACCCTTGTATCCCGTAGGTAGTTAGTACGGTTAATGTTTAGTGATCTCATATTCTTAAGGCCTTGCTCAAACTTACTTACCGTAGCATTAGCTGCTTGCATATCAGCACGGAATACGTAGGCATAGTACATAGCCCCATCTACAACTACATGTCTGTATTGCTCAGGTATGGTAGGTACATCATCTGCCTTCTGTAAGTCATAGCTAGATGTAAAGTACTCATAGATAACTTCATAAGCTTTATCTGGTGTAGGTATAAACATTAACTCTCTACTTGGTGTACGTACTACATACCTTGGTGTAGAGCTTAAGTTAGAGTTATATTCCATGTCAGCGTATTTGTCAAGGTATTCTTCATAAGAAAGTATCTTTAATTTAATAGTATCAACATTTAAGTCAGCATCACGCTTGATACGGAATGTATTCATGTTGATTGTCTTAGCATCATAAGGATAGCTATACCGTGCTTCATTAGCAAGTAGAACCTCAGATGCCTCTACATGATTCCAAGGCCACTCAAACTCTTCCTGATTGATATGGCGTATAGATGAGTTGATAGCATCCTTGCTTAATGCATGGAACCCTCTGGCTGTATCAAAGGTAGCTGTCGTAAGCTCAACCTCATTAAGCCTACGCTGTACTTCATTGACTAGTGTAATATAATTATAAGCCATTATTTTTCCTTAATGCGTAGGTATACGGAGCGCTCATACTGTAGACCTTCAACTGTAGTAACCTTGCAGGATAACAAGTACCGCCTATTGTTAGTGCCTAATGATAAACGTATTGTGGTTACAGTAATTGTGTAAGTAGCTGATACACGCTGTAGTCCATCCACAATACCTGCATCTGCTACTTCAGTCTTAACACCATCAGATCCTGTAATGTACCAAGTAGCACCTGACACAGTGTCATCACCTAGGAAGCGTGACCAATCAATGCTGTAGTCAAGTATTTCATCTTTATCTTTATCAGGCCACTTATACATCTAGGGCTATCCTTATGCTGCTATTTTAATGGAACGGTTAGTGTCAGATGCACTAAGGTATATAGTGGTGTTAGGCTCAGGTAATACATGTACTATGTTTACATTATCTTGAGTATTTAAGTATAGAGTTCTGTTACGCTCATAGCTATCCTGGATGGAGTAGTAGTCAAACTTATTAGCTATTACATCTACGCTACCAGCATAGCCTATTAGAGGTACACTTACAAGTGTAATCCTATTCACTGTACGAGTAGTAATAATACCTATAGTGCCTGTAGATGTAACACTTGTAGGTATAGTCAATGCTGCAGCAGTAACTTCAGTTGAACCTATAGATAAGCTAAGCGCTGGGCTACTGATAAGCTTAACGGCCCTGGCTATTACTACAGGTGTACCGACAGTAAAGCTAGCTGCTACACTTGATGGTACTACATTAGCTTTAGCTACGACTAGGGTTAATCCTAGATATGTAGTAGCTGATACGCTTGTAGCTAAGGTATTAGACTCAGCTATGGCAATAAGTGTACCAATGGATACAGTAGAACTTACGGATGTAGGTACAGTAACAGCCTTAGCTATTACAGATAGTGTACCGACAGATGCTGTAGCACTGACACTGCCAAGTACAAACAGTACCTGACTCTCACTAGCAAAGGGTTGTGATGAGAATGCCTGTGTTGCAAACATGTGTTATACTTCCGCTTCTTGAATCGTCAACGTGCCAGCTTCTCCAGCGTTAGCTGGAAGTATGTCCAATGTTCCATTGGAAACCTGACGCATGATCTCTGCGTAGTAGCTTCTAAGGTTTGTTTGCATTATATGCTCCACTTGCAAGTTTAGCATCTGCTGCTGCTTGTAGTTCAGCAGGAATGTCACCGTCGAAACAGTCTGCACCTTCTGCAATGATTGCGTCTAGCACTTCCTGATAGTGGCGGTTTGCAGGGTCTAGTGGGATGTAGTGGTTGTGGGTTGCGCAGTGGATTGCGTTTTCTTCTATAATATTAAACATGATCATAACTCCGCATCGAACCAAAGGTAAACATTTGTATTTTCGTCAGTCCTAATTAGAGAGGCATTTCCTATACCGACACTTGCAGAAAATATAACAACAGCCCCTTGATTTGTACTAGCGCCGCTGAGAGTTACTCCACTTGCATCTTTTAATGATCCATTTTCTACAACCTGAAAGTGCGTAACGTCTGATGGTATTAGTGTAGGAATTGATCTCATTTTTGTTGGAAAGGGAAAGTGTGCATAGCAAGAAACTGAATTATAGTTTACACCTTGGCCTAAATATTTATTGTTCATACCGTTTGAGTTCAGAGACCAGAAATACCGCTGGCACTTACGCAAAGTATCCCCATAGTTTTCATGGGCAAAAGGCGATGCAGAGGAGCCAGCTTCTAGCTGAACGCCTGTGATGGAGCAGTACACACCAGTGGCTTGAACGACACTAGGGACAATGCCAATGTATAGACCAACCGCATCGGCTGGGATTGTAACATTACAGTAAATTCTTTTGTAGTCAGCCGAAGCATCTGAGGAAGAAGCAGTTGTAGCATTTGTTGAAGCAAGAACTGTGTAACTTGCCCCACTACCATCTCCACCTGTGCTATACCCAATCTCCCAAGAGATAACACCAGAGTAATTACTAGATACTTTTACATAAGCACTTGCAGTAAGTGTCTTGCTTCTAAGGCTCTTTACGTTTTCAGTTTCTATAAACTGCCTAACTTGTCCATATGAAGTGCCAGCGCCAGTTGTCCATTTAAGTGCGTATGCAAATCCACTTGGTAAGCCAGTTGTTTCCTGCGCAAAAGTAACTGTGCCAGAAACAGTATTACGAAACCTGTCCACGCAACCATAACCAGTTGAAGTCTGGGATACCCCCCGCTGCCAGATAGCCATGTTTCCATTGATGATTAAGTTGTGAGGCTGCATATTTGAGGCTTGGGGGGTAAGCCCATTGATAACGCCGTCTGCTAAATCTCTAGCTAAACTCATGTCTTACTTCCTTATGGCTTAGTGGGCCAAACAACGTCACTCAAAGATGTAGCTGTGTTAGTCACATCACGCAATGCCTGACGATAAGCAGACTGTTCGGCAGTCATGGTCAAGTCAGATGAAGCCCACCAGTCTGTGGCTGCAATCAGACGATCACGTTCCGCCCTGAGTAGCTTCATTGGTTCTGCTGCTACCAGAGCATCACGCTTGGCTGATACTGCAGCCCACGTTACGTCATGGCTTGTGCTTTCGATTGCAGTGCCATTGGCATCAGCGCCAGTGACCTTGGCGAACATAGTGTTAAACTCAGCTTCAGTTGTAGGCTCGCCACGGAGTACCCATTCTGTGATACCAAGTTCGGATAGTGCTGTTGAAATAGATGGTGTCATTTAGGAAATCCTTCTTTAATGGCTGCGATAGCATCGGCCCATGTTGTTGTCCCATTCACGCTGTCCCAGTATTGCATATCAAGTTGCTCTTGGATGGATGGGTATGCTGTGGCACGTTGGCGCTGGTATTCGTTGGTGTTATACTCAGCTTGTAGTCGTGCAACTTCGGCTGTGATTTCAGCTTCGGTTGGCTGTGTCTGCTCAGTGTCTAGCCACTCAAGGCTGTCACCACGGAGAACCCACTGTGCCATAGGGCGTAGAGATTGGAGTGCGTTTATTTTGTTCATCCTGCAATCTCCATTAAGGTGAAGGTTGATGTTCCTGAGCCACCATTACCGTTTTCTGCTCTATTCCAACCTCTTATAAAAACCCCAGTAGATGAGTCTACAGATACTTTATATGTAGTTGCTGATGTAGTGCTTGGGCTATCTAAATACATATGAATTAGGTTAGACATGCCCCATGTGTTAGTAGAGTAATAAAATCCATTCAACGCATCATCTGCCGCAATAAATGAGTTTGCGCCATGAAGACTATCCCCGCCCGTTACAGTATTTCCTGAACCACCAATCCATGTTGTGTTCCTTCTTAAACCAAGACCGCCATTCCCATTTGTCCCACCAATCTTTGCATTTAACATAATTAAGATTTTGCTAGATGTTGAAATTGGGGTTATTGTTGCTGTGATTAAATCAGTGTTTTCTGCTGCTGGATTATAATATACTTGTGTTGTGTCAACAGTTTGAACAACTTGCAGCACACTCCCAGTAACATTAATCCCCAAGTCAGCAGCAGTTGGTGCAGCCCCAGCTAGTGTTTGGATTTGATCGACTTTGATGATGGATGTCATTGTGCGATCTCCCATAGCTTGAGGTGTGTATCTGAACCGTTATGAGTAAGGTGAACATTTGCCCCAGTACCGCTTCTAAAATACACCGTATATGTTAGCGCAGACGTACTATTATGCGCAGCGTCACGACACTCAATTTTTATGCTTGGATATTGGCTACCTCCATTGGCGTTGTAGTGGAAGCCCTGTGGGTATGAGCTATTACCAATATTTGAACTATTTCTATAAACGGCTGGTATAAGATTAATACCTTGTGTATCAGGAAGGTGAAGCATAGGAAAATGAAAATCTACAAGTATCACGCTATTAGCAAACTTAGGTGTAATAGCTAAACTTATTCCCGATGAAACCAAAGAAGTTGAAGTTGTGGAAGTCCAGCCTCTAGCATCATCACTGCTAATACATTGGACGACACTACCAGCAATATGCACCCCGCTTGAGAGGTTTGGCTCAATGGCATCTACGAATAATGTGCTGCTCATCCTGCGATCTCCATGATAACAAAACCCCTGCTCTGGCTAGCCCATGAAAATTGTACCAAACTAGGTGAATATGGCTGCGCCCGTAGCTCAAAGGTTATAGGTGTTCCTGCGGTACTGCCTGAGTTATCTATAAAACTCCAAGACGATCCTTGGTAAGTGTCACTTACAGTGTTGATGTATACTGAGTGAGAGTTCCCTGAAGCAGCTATTTCTACCCCATTCCTATACATATACGCCCCAAAGCCCGCTGGACTACCACCCCAGTTAGCTTGTAAGAAAAAGGTAATCACAAACTTACTAGCTGTTCCAACAGGTGTGAAACTGTAGCTGTCTAATGAAATACGTGTAGTGCTTGTTACGGAAATCCCGTTGGTGCTATACACGTTGGCTACTTGTATTACTCCACCAGCACTAGGAACAAGCGTCCCAGCACTAGCATCAAGCACCTGACCAGCAGGAACGATAATCTTATTAGCATTAGCCCCAGATGCGGGGCCTTGTAGGTTTTGGACTACTAAAGTTCCGCTCATGTTACACCACCGTCAGGTTGCCATCAACGGTAAGCACTACACCTGTAGCTAGGGTAAGAGGCCCAGCACATGATGCATTCTCATCGGCATTGATGGTTACATTTGAATTAAGTATCTGTTCGTTTATCCTAAAGATGTCACCCGCACGGCTACCTACTGTACCATTGTCACCCTTAAACATACCACCACCTGAAACATTAGCTACTTCAAATGTGGTGAAGGCTATGACTTCAAGTATGTCACCAGCATCAGCACCCGTAGTGAGTACCACATCTGATCCATTACTTGCGGAGTAATCAGTGCCGTTCTGTAGGTGTACACCATTCATGTATACATCTAAGAACCACGGTGTGTAACCTGATGTGGCAAAGCTAGTCTGGTTTGCTGCAGAGGTAAACACATCCCTAGTCTGTGTAGCCTGTGGTACTGGCTGTGTTCCAATGTATCCAGACATATTAGTTATACCCCTACGGCTTGCTGTGCCAGTAACTCAGTGTATGCAGCTTTAACTTCATCAGTATGAACTGCAGCACATATGGCTTGCACTTCTGCACTCTCACCTGAGATGTCATCCAGCGGGCTTACCACATGGCGTGAGAAGCTACGGCTTATCTCTACACCATCACGGCTGATGACCGTGGCTGTGCGAACTTGAACGTGCTTGAAGTCGCCTACGATTTCTATTTTATCTTGTAGTGTAGCTTCTGTTAGTGCCATCTGTTTATCTCCTTGTGGCTGGACTGTCTGTCTGTAGAATCCACTACAGATAATTAAGTTGAATGATAAATAATCATTCCTTTGTAAGTCGTAGAACCCGCTTCAAGAGTTCCACCAGCCGCTGTGTTTCTAGCTAACAGATAGGTTGTGCCATCCACAACTGTATGAAACTGTACATTATCTGTCATTCGGCGACCTGTTCCAGAATATCCAAAACTACCATCTGCTGTGAAAGGTAGCACCACTAAAAAACCAGTATTTCCTGATCCTAAAGTAGTAATCGTTGCCTCAAACGAAAAGTGTACTAAAGAGCTGATTTTTCTGTAACGCCCAGTATATGTTGCTGTTGTAAAAGAGCCACCAGAGTTAGGGAAAAGAGTACCGCTTGAAGTCCCTTCCTCATAGTCATCCAGATAATTAGCCGACCCAGTGCCGCCAAGGTATACGCCGCCTGATAGGGTTAGATCAGTGCCTGTTACTGCACCTGAGAAAGTAGCGGTTGTACCAGTTAAATTGCCTGTAAGTGTATCACCTGTAGTATTCACATAACGACCATCAGCTTCAACTTTAGTGTAGGCATCAGCTACTTGGAACGTAGCGTAGCTTACCACCGCAACTTGATCACCATTCTCTGCAGCTACAGTAAGTGTAATGCTTGTGCCATTCGTAGCTGTGTAGTCTGTGCCATCAACTAGACGCACACCATTGTGGAATACATGGACTAGAGTAGGAGTATACACCAACCCAGTTAGAGATGTAGTGGTAGTCGTGATGTTGAACAGCTTCTTATGTTCAGCACCTGACGATACTACAGAAGCTTTAGAGCCAATATAACCAGCCATATTACAATGCCCCTATGATAAATGCTAATAGTTCTGGGTAACGAACACCAAGTCTGGTTCTTTCAGTTGCGCCTTCTGGTGCTTCCTCAAGTGTGTCATAATGATCTGTTACTGTGTGTTCAGCTACGGCTTCTGTATCATCAGTAGCTTCAACGGCTGGCACTACACGGTTAGCTTCCCACCAAGTGCTGCTAATGAACATGGCGTAACGGCCAGCGTCTAGCCCTTCAGCAGCAAAGGCATCCTGCAAGTCTTGTGCAATGATACCAAAGTGAATACGGGCAGCGTTACCCTTCTCAGCTACACTGTCGATCCAGCGGAACTTACGCAACAAGCCTTTACAAGCTACAGCTACACGTTGCTCTGCATCAGACAGGGCTTCAATGTCCTGCTTCTCGTTGCGGTCAGATGTTTGGATAGTGCCGTTGGTGGCGTAGATGTCGTCCCAGCGATATGATGCTGAACCCACATCATAGGTGTTATCGGCCAGCGAACGTGTGCTATTATTCCAAGGGTCTAAGGAGCTACCACCGAACCGTATCCCAGAGTTTCCGCCGCCGATGCTCAACTGTGAACTGCTGCTACCAATACTCCCCACCGTGGCGCCGTCTTTGCGGAACTGTATAGCATCCCCGTCCGTAGTCTGGTTGGTCTTCATTACTATATTGCCAGTAGTAGAGTGCTGGACTCTGCCGTCAGCGGACAAAGCATGGCCTACTACGTTGTAACCCACAGGATTGGTGTTAGTCCCTGCAGCAAGCAAGTTGCCCGATGAGTCGATGCGCATACGTTCTGTGCCGCCATCGTAAATTGTGAGACCATTAGAATTGTCGCCATATAATGTAAACTGTTTATCATTATTACCAAATCTAATACCACCGCTTCCACCACCAGTTGCATCTCTTTTGAACTGAGCTACAACAGACCCACTAGATAAGGTGTCGATTGCATAACTAGGCGAACTCGTCCCAATCCCAACATTGGAGCCACTAACACTAATAGCATCAGTGAGATTTAGTAGATCACTCTGCTTACTCATTAGCTTTGCTCCAGTACACTCAGTACTACATCCACTGCACTATTAGATGATGCAGTTACGACAATGGTATCTGATGCCTCACCAATGATCTTACCATCCAGTACACTCAATGCTGAGCCAGCGGGTAGTGGTACATCTTTGATAATATACGTAGCACCTAGTTGAACTGAGGCAGTAACCTGTGTTGCTGAGATGTTAGCTAAGTTAGCACCAATGATAACTGCAACAGTAGTTCCAGGCACTGTGTAGATTGTAGCTCCCCCTGTGGTAGCTGCACCTACGTAATTCTTAAATGTGTTAGCCATGTGTTGTTATCCTAATGCGATTGCTAGGGCTACTGCAGTACCAGCAAGGTCATACCTAGCGTCACCCTCAGTTTCAGTAAGGTACTCAGCAGGTACTGCAGTAAGGTAGCCACCAGAAGCATGGTTACCCCAGCCATACGCTGTATTCCAGTTACCTGAGTTGTTAGTCGTAGTGTACCAGCTAGATGCAACATAGATAGGGTCAGTCTCAGTATAGCTAGTTAGATACCCACCCGAAGCATGGTTACCCCAGCCGTATGCTGTATTCCAGTTAGCTGCATTGTTAGTAGTAGTGTACCAACTGGATGCAGTATAGATAGGATCAGTTTCAGTGTAGCTAGTTAAATATCCTACAGCACCATGATTACCCCAACCGTATGCTATATCCCACTGTCCAACCTTAGCATCAGTAATGGTGTTAGTACCCATCACTATGTTACCTGTCATAGTACCACCAGCTAAGGGTAGCTTAGTAGCTATACTATTAGTAACAGTAGTAGCAAAGTTAGGATCGTCACCTAGTGCTGCAGCTAGTTCATTTAATGTATCAAGTGTGGAGGGTGCTGTGTCAATAAGATTAGCTATAGCTGTGTCAGTATAACCAGTATAGTATGTACCTTGTTGTCCGTCAAGTAGATCTGCATCTAATGTTGAACCTGTGCCATCATTAGCGAATATAGTGTTCATCAATGCTGTAGAGTTAGCAATCAGGTTACTGCCATCTAGGTATATAGACTTCTCAGCAGGGTATGTAATGAACACATCTTTAGTACCAGATGAGAAGCTAACTGCAGAACCTGCATTGCTACTCTCCAGTATTGTAGTACGAGCTAGAACACCAGTGTTGTATGTCCCTAGCCCTACTTCCCATTCATTAGCATTACGGTGACTAATAGCATAGTATGTAGTATCAGCATTGCTAAGCACTGAGCTAAAGCTTTGGAAGTTAGCTACTGCACCAGCAAGTGTAACACTACCAGTGCCATCTGTAACGCTAGTCTCTTTAACTCTATCTTTAACGACTAGCGCCATAGTGTTATCCTAACTTAAGCGATACGAATAATAGCGTTGGATGCATCTGCTGCTGGCATTTGAATTACAAAGTCACCATTAGTAGAAGTCTTAGTACCACCAAAGTCAATCACAGCTACTGCAGCGTTACCTTGGCTTACGTTATAGATGATACAACCATCAGCGGAGATAGTAGCTGAGCTAAATGTAACATCACTAAAGTCAACAAAGGCTGTTGTACCTGATAGTGAAATAGTAGCACCACTAAGAGCGCCACCACCAGCACTGTAGTTTGTGCCTACGGCTTCATCTGTGTTACCAGTTACGTTACTGTAATTAGTTGTAGCTGCACCATAAGCACCTGTAGGTGAGGCTTTGATTAGGGCAACTTTAAGTGAGTTAGTATCAAGATCATGTACACCACCCAGAAGCTCTTGCTTGAAGCTGTTGCACATTGCTGTAGTAATAGCCATGTCTAATATCCATTTCTAGGGATGTGAATGATATAATGGGGCCAGCATTAAGCCAGCCCCACCATTGTTTAGATTAAGCAGCGTTGTAACGTGCGTTGACAAGTGCTTCAGGACGCAGGATCTTGCGGCCATAAAGGTGCATACCACGAACGATGTCAGCGAAGCTGTCTGGGTCACGGTAGGTTTCAACTTTGTTGATCTGCTCAGCAGTTGCAACAGCAGAGTCATGACCGCCTACGATAACACCGTAGTTAGTTGACTGTGCAGTAGCGCCTGAAGTACCAGCACCAGTACCAACCGAAGGAAGGTTGTTGGATGCATAGATACGGAAGCCGTGCAGGTTGTTCAAGATCAAACCGTTCTGCAAGCCTGAACCACCGAAGTCAGCATTCAATACACGGCTGTCTTCATCTTTCAGCATCTCAATGAACACTGGGTCCAATACCAACCAACGACCACGTGAGTCCACGTTTTGTTGATCTAGCAAGCGGCCCATACGTGCAATGATTTGCAAAGGTGTTGCAGTAGATGCTGAAGCTGCAGTTGCGCCACCAAAACGTGGAGCTACTGGAATGGAGTCACCAGCAGTCGCAGTAGTAGTGATGTTACCAAAGGAAGTGATGTCTAGCTTATTGCCAGCCAACAGTTCATCAGTTCCAGCAGCAGCGTTAGCTACAGTACCAGATACAGTTGTGTTAACAGCAGAAGCTGCAGTGTAACCCGAAAGGTAACGTAGCACTTCTGTATCCATGCCATCAGCCAAGCGGTAAGCCGCACGGTTAGAAGACATAGACATGAAGTCAACATGCGATTGCTGCTCTTCAATGTCATCCATTTTGAATGCAAAGTAGTTAGCTTTATCAATGACTAACGAGAAGTCTGTATCTACAAGATCTTGTGCGGAGACAGTTGTCCCACGTAGATATGCATTTACTGTGATCTCAGGCTCTTTGATGATGCGAACTGTATCGCCCTGGTTTGCAATCTC